TTTGTCCGAGTGCATTCCCATATCTGAACAGGTTTCCAAGTGCGTTCATCTTTTCCCGATATCTATCATACGCAACTTGGTTAGCTTGATCAGCGAGGAATTTTGTCATATAAGAACTTCTGGCAGCACCAGTTCCTCTTGCGGCGCGAAGCGCGTTTTCATACGCCTGGTCTTGGAAAAATTGAGTAGTCACGTCTCCAGCAAGGGGATCACTAAACGCGAGTCCGAGAAGACCTTGCCCAACATTATTTGCATAGGGAGTGTTTGCAAGATTTCCAAGAAGTGCCGTTGTAGCAATGTCAGACCCAACAACGCTTCTCTGATTTATGGGGTTCAACAAAGAATACAGATTATCAAGTTGGGGAACATTTTTTGTGTTTTGTGCGAGACCCCACCCAAGCAGAGGACCAAGATTTCCAAGATTCAGGCCACTGCCGGATCCTCCGGAACCCCCAAGAAAATTCTGTCCGATATTCCCCACACCCTCGAGAACACCAGAGAGGCCTTCCCCGAAATTACCAGAGAAAATGTTTTTAAGTCCAGAAAAGATATCTCCAATTCCGCCCATGCCTCCTCCGATAGCTGCAGTAGCTCCTCCAGAAGCACTACCCCCGCCAGATAACAGTGATCCTCCTGCAACTGTTCCGACGACAGCGGCAAGAGTTTTCCAAAAACGGGACTCTTTTCCAGAGAAAATAGGATCAACTACAATGTCATGCCAGTTTTTGTCGAGAGTATCCCAGGTATCTTTGGGGAGATCCCGGATAGTGTCCATCCCGTCTTTATAGGCTTCTTTAATTGTTCTGCCGGGATGTTTGAAAAAATTTCCAACGCTTTTCAGCCGTTTACTGAGCCAGCCCATAATTTCTCCTATACATATTTACTAGTTGTAGACTCACTACCCCTAATATCATCAACCTCATACACCAAATGAAGTCCCAACAAATCTACTGTCTTTGTGTACGTGTCTCCTGCAGAAGCCCCATTTCTCCCAAACCGAACGGCAACTCCAGAGCCTACTTTCAAAGACTTACTTGCCGCAAGTGTAAACGTCTTTCTAGCAAACGTGTTTGCAGCACCAGTGGGAGTAATTGTTGTGGATGTGAGCGTTGTCCCAGTTGTTGTTAGGGTGTCCCCGTTATCTGGAACCACAAAGCCATACTCAACAACGAGTATATACGAATTTCCCGAATCCGCATCATCAGTACAAATGGCTTGTAAATAAACAGTCGTTCCCTCTTTGTAATCAGACGGAAGAGCTACTGTTGCATTTACATATCCATCTGCACCAGCTGAAAAGGAAGGCACTTCCACTCCAACAGAACTCCCGGTTCCATATCGTTTTGATGCAGGTGGAGATGTGCTATCCTTTTGCCACGGAATCGGGACAATATTATATCGAGTATCAACGCAATTAAGCTCATCGACAATATCCCGGAGTGCTCGGGATAAATCTTCAGTATTTGTTGTCTGTGGAGGAAAGTGCCTAATCTTAGTAGTCATCAGGAACCTCTACATATTCAATTACCTGAGTGATTGTGAGAGGAACTTCCGTGCTCGTGTACAACTCATACTGTCTGGTATACCAGCTTCCAAGATTGTGAAGCACAAATTCAAATGTTTCCAGTGTATGGGTTCCAGTGGCATTTGTTGGGACGCGTTTCAGTTGCATCTTCCTGCTTGTGGAAAAGGAACCATCGTCTTTTCGCCAGCGAACATACAGGTCAGGAACATCGGCTGCAAACAACCCGTAGGGATACTGAAGTCGAGCACGTACGACGAGTTTACTCGTAACTTTTCTCTGCGCAGTCCCATATGTTAGTTGCGGGAATACAACAGAAAATCGTTTGCTTTCATACTCTGCTGTGTCTGCGAGGTAGTTTTGTGCACCAGCATCTCTATACAACTGGGCGAAATAAATTTTGGGGGGATTATACACATCATGAACTTCTTTTGTATTGTAAGTGCGAGCAACAAAGATGGACTCGTACGGAAGCCCGAGGGTCCCCCCATAAATAAAGTACGGGGTTAGATGTGATCCGTCTGTATGATCATGTTGGAATCTCGACCACCTTCGAGATTCAATATCAAACAAATAACTTGTGGGGATTTCGCCAACGGCTTGCGATGCGAGTAGGTAATATTTCTTTGCGAAAATCGTTACAACATTTCCAACAGTATTCTCAGCAGTTGGTACATTGTTCGTATACGTGGGATAATAAAGCTTTTCCTTTTTAATCAGTTCCCCAACGAAGCTATCATCAAGAACAGTTACACCATTGCTATTAACTTGGACCAGTTCACCCGTATAAGCAACAGCTATTGCATTATCTAAGTCATACTTTGCGATAGTTCCTGGAATAAGTTTGGTTGATGATTCTCTGCCAATAGATTTAGAAAATGGAGTTACCTTATCATAATACCAAACTTGAAGATCTGCGTTTGTGTTTACAAGAAAGGTATCATTCAATTTTGTGATGTCTGTTACCCAAGAGCCAGCATCATTAAACTCCCCATCAAATTTATAGTAATTTGTAACAGTTGACCACTCCATTCTGTCTTTGCTGTTATAGACAACAAAGTCATTAAATGGTATTACGGAACGTACGTTTATAATATTATTTCCAGAAGAGTATTTTAAATCAAAAACTGAGAACCTATAAATATAATTAGCGTTTTCTTCCCACGCTGGATCACTACCGTCTGCCGCTCCGACACTAGTCCAGTAAGTTGTCCAAGAAGACCCTACTCCAGGCTCTGTCGTCGCTTTATCTGCAAAGTGGGACTTGATACAGTAATATTTTGTCCCGCCATGCTCCACGGTCATGGATGTTTCACCACGAAGACCATACAAATAATTTCCGACAGTGAATACATATGCGTGGGTGTCAATTTTTGCAATCCTGAACTGATGACCGAGCTGAGAAACAGTAGTTATAGGCTCCTTAATCGGTCCGTACCCGAGGATTACCGCCTGTGTTGCAGTTGCTGTTGAAACGTTTTCGATGTGATAAATATAGTAAGTCGTCAGCCCAGTATCGCACATACAAACAGCAATTGTATTATTATCTTCACCGATAATAGGTGCGACACCGAGCAGCCAATAGTCCGTCGAGTTTGTAATGACTTCTTTAATATAACAACCAGGAAATGTACAAACAGCCCCGTTATAGTAAAATCCGTTTATCGGCCCTACGAGGGGATCAAAATCCAGAGACCCATAAATTACACTGGACTGCTGCTGGTTATTCCTATTTGTAATTTGTGGAATTAGTAATTCCAGCAAATCTTGTTTTATGAGAGCCATTACACAACTCCAACAGGAACTTTAATTTTATTAGGGCTTGTCGAATATTGTCCCGCCTTATATCTCGACAACTCCTTATCCGCAAGTTTCCCCCAGTATAGACGCTCATCAAGTGGTTTGCGAAAAGCCGACGCCAGTTTATGTGTGAGCATTGTGACCAGCATCTCATAAGCTCCGCTATCAATACTGAGATTACTTGTCATGGCAACGGCGTCTTCAATTTTCAATTGCCCATAAACGGACAACGTATAGGCTGAATCAGGAACGGGATACAATTTCAATGTAGATTCGTCCGAAGAAACTACGCAATACAGAGGGATACCAGCAGTCGTTTTTTCAGGAATTTCAAGGTAAGTCTCTTCTGGAATAATTGTCAACGGTGTGTCTACATTATTCTGTTTTATCACCACATCGTAAATTCTTTTGAATCCGTAGGTAGAAATATCGACGGTTGCTTGCTGTGGGGTAGTCGCCGCAGATTGCGTAGAAAACCTGTTAACAATAACCATATCATTCTGCAAAGCTTTGAGCAGTTTTTCGAGTCTGCTCAGGGCCATAGACTCCATATCATTGTCTGGAGTCTCCCCAAGACCAATAATCCCAAGGTTAGAGAGAGCATCTTTTACAATATCCCCAACAGTGGGATTATAGTTATACTGATTACTAGTGGCCATTTACAATCTCCCTGTAAGCGTCATACCACAAATGGTACTGGCTGTCAATTGAAAAGTTACGCCGCACTGTTTCCTGCGCTTTCCCTCCCATAACAGCAGCATCGAGTCTGTTTTCAATCAAATAGGAAACTGCAGAGATCCAAGCATCAGGATTATTATTTTCTACAAACGCTCCATTGGTCCCGTCATATACCTCCTTATAGGGGGTCACATAAGAAGTTACAGACGGGACCGACAAAGACGCCTGCTCAATCCATTTAATTGGAGACTTTCCTCTATTGAACTTAGTATCCTGTAACGGAATCAAAGCGATGTCAGGATCAACAATTCTAATTGCATACGGATAAGCGGGCGTCGGAACCCATTTATGAAACTTGATTTGATGCGGAGGGCATCCTTGCAGTGTACTGTCCCACTTACAACCCATGATATGCATCACAGCGCTTGGATACTTTTTCAATATCACGGGCAGCACATCTTTGAGAATAAGCCAGTCCTCGTAGTGACTAGAACCTCCCGCCCAGAATAATCTAATCTCATCCGGATTGTCCCGCTTGAGTGCCAGCGGCTCCCACAGAGTCATATCAACGCAGTTCGGCAATACATACACATTGTCATTGTATTCTCGGTATACATTTGCGAGAGACTCTGTGGTAACAGTAACAGCATCTGCTATTTCAAGCGCACGTTTAAAGTTATCAATGCGCTGTCTATTCTCTTTCAAATTTATATTTTTTCCATCAACCCACAAGTCAATAACACCTTGTGGTGTTTCTACTTTGACTTCTTCTGTTCCAAAGTCTTGATAATGTGGTGAGAGGGGAGAGATTTCAAACATATTGTCATCATGATCTACGACAACTTTGACATTCCCCTCCTGCATTATTTTCAGGAGTTCTAAAATATAAGGGTCATTTGGACGAGGAATAACGCAAAGATCTGCGTTTGTGCACTCTGCAATTTTCGATACGGGATCTCCCTTCATAATCCTAGAATATGGAATGCCACATCGTTGTGCCATATAAGGAATTGGAAGATCAACCCGATAGTATCCACAGGCACCATCGTCCCGCAAATAATACATTACTTTAAATTCATCCATAATGACCCCCTAAATAACTCTTACTTAACGATTACTTTCCCAGAACGCCCTGTATCAGGCAAATGTACGCACCATTTACGACCTTCATCTGATTGTAGCCACCGCATCAGAGCTTTATCGTCGTGTTGCCACTCAGGATGCTCTAACCAAATAATAGCGGGAATTGTTCCCAAGTATCGCATGGTGCGGTCTTTTGAAAATCCATCCGTACTACCATGGGCTTCCATCATACGGAGCTCTTCTTCCGCATCGTCTAGTCTCTGAATATGAGTAAACTTAAATTGGTCTTTTTCAGATTCTACTGAAAGAAGTCCTGTATCGTTTCCGTCACCTTTGAAAATCATAGTCCTCCTAATGGGGGAGGGATAAACCCTCCCCCAGAAGAGATTTAGGCAGTAGTCAGTTCGTCGATCAGACCATGCCCTTTTTCCTGCTTACAAACAAGAGTCAGTTCGCCACGAATGCTATAGAGCTCGGCATCACCAGCGAACGGCTCCTGTTTCCGCTGGACAGGACGGAGCCACGCCTTCTGCCAATGATTCATGTCACCAAAGATAAACACTTTCTCCGGAGTCGTGCTGTTGACCTGATGATGCAGCCGAACCTTGATAGTACCAAAGTCAGACTGATAAACATCAACAGCAGACGCCAGTTTGTTTTCATCGGCAACCATGAACCGGGTGTTGGTAGTGAAGTTCGAGATAGCCCGCTTCTGGAAAGCGCCCGCAAGAAGCGTAGCACCCTCAACCATACCACCGGCAGCCCAGACAGTCTGGAGAGCGTCGTTGAGCATATCCTCAGTCAGAGCTTCGGTACCAGTGCCCGTGCCCGTTTCAACGTTAGTAGTGATGAAGTACAGAGCACCACCAAGCTGACGAGCAGATCCAGAAGCGCCCGAATTCTGAGCAGAGTTGAAGAGCAGAGCATACTCAATATCCCGAGCAAGCTCTTTCATATGCTTCTCGGTCTGATACGCAATCTCGGAATCGCGGCCAGCTTTGTCGATAGCTTCCTGGGTGTTCGCAATTTTGAATGCTTTCCCAAGAATCTGGGTATAGTTCCCGAGACGGACGGTCGGGCTAATGGTACCGTCCACAGTAGCCGCACCTTCAACGAGAGCGTTGCTACCGGGAGCAGCCAGCTCATCGGTCTGCCACTCATGGTAAGTAGACCGTGCTTTAGTCGAACCCGTATTCGACGTAAACCAAGTGTCCATCGGAGAAATATTTTCGATGATGTCAGTCAGGTCTTCCCGATTACCAACCGACTGATACGTTTGATAAGTAGCCATTGCCTACCTCCTAGTTGTTCTTATTAAGATCCAAGAATACTTCTGTCCAAGAAACTTCGCCACGAGCTGCTTTCTTGCGAAGTTCAAAGTGGTCATAATCAGGATTCGGCGGAGCCGATCTCTGAACACTAGGCTCTTCAACTTTCGTGGGGCGGTGTGGTACACGCTTTGTATGAACAGCCTTTTTAGCGTTCACCTTTTTATACGCCCTGTAGAGCCTGATTACAGTGTCTACTGCATCCCAGCCCCGGGATCCAATATCGGTGAGCCGTGCAAGCTCCTGGTCAGTATATCCGAACATCTCCTTTGCAAAGTTGCTAAGATCTTCTCTGATTTCCCCGAAGTTCGGGATTTCAGTACTAATCTTAGCCGCAGCCTGTGCTCGGAATTCCTGCTCCTGTGCGGATTGCCGAAGTTTCCTGACTTCGTACCGCTCAAGATCTCGAAGCAGACCCTCAAGTTTTTTAATCTGCAGCGAATGAGCTTCGGGATCGGTTCGCATCATTTCGGAAATCGTATTCTCGATATACGCGACTGTGCCCTCAGGGTCTTGGTCGTAGTAATCGTAGATCGTTTCCGGCTCTTTCTGCTTCTGCTCAATCTGCTGCCTGATTGCCTTGAGTTCTTCCTGAAGAATCTCATTCTGCTTTCTGATTTCGCTCGCTTCCTGCAGTTTCGGGGTAAGCCCAGCTTGCATCGAGCGCATCAGCAGCTTGCCTTCATCCGACAGACGCGAGGTATCGATTTTAGAAAAATCACCCGCATCCAGCAGCTCACGGATTTCTTCGGGAGTATACGGTTGTTTCTCACCATCCTGCGTTTCAGAAGTCACGTCCTCATGATCTTCTGCGACAGGTTCCTCAATAAACTCCCCAGAGTCTTCTTCAGGAATATGGTCTTCAACAACCTGCTCGAAATCTTCTTGGTTCACGTCCAGTTGACCTTTCGGTTCTGCAACGCTACCACCCAACAGTTCACTCATCGTTTTGATTCTCCTTTCGACACTCCATTACGGTTGGTGTCATCTGTTAATACGATTTTCTTCAGCTTCTTCAAGTTCTTTTTGGGCCATTTTGCCTTCAACAATCACCTGATCGATGAATTCTTTGAACGCTCGAATTCCCTGCACTTGAAGAAAAATCTTTTCTCTGTCCTCCGGAGTCGAAGTGTTCGTCCAACGATTCCATAGCTGAAACTCACTCTCGTCAAAGAACTTTTGTACCAATTCTTCTTCAAAGAGTTTTGCTACGTGGGCCAAACGAACTTGCTCCTCTCTAGAGCGACGCTTCCGTTTTCTTGTTAGCATTAGACCCCCTGATCACCTTCTTTCCCGCTCCCCTGTGGAGCAACAATATTTAGTGTATCAACCGCGGTTTCCAATTCAATCTTCTTTTCTTCCAACATTGCGTCTCTAAGAGACTCTTGTTCTTTCTGCTGAATCTTGAGAATATCCACCTCCTTATCAAGTTTTGCTTCGTTAACCTGCTGCTGCAATTGCTGATTAGCCTGCTGAAGCAGTTGAATATTCTGCTGTGCTTGCTGCAGCATAAGCTCATACTGCTGCATTTTCTGTGCAATTGCCGGATCAATTGCTCCAGGATTAGACACATACTTATTTGTAGAAACAATTCCCATGTGATTCAGGATGTTACTAATGAGATTATAAATATTCTCACCCGTGACAACCCCCTCATAACCAGCCTGAACGATCGGCAAAACAGTCTGCAAAAGTGTGAGCATCTGCTGAATACGAACCTCTTTGCCAACAGCTCCTGCAGAATACTCAACACGCAAATCATACCGGCCCTTAATACTCTCAGGATCAACCTGAATCCAACCCTCGTCAACTTTGATATTCTCTTCCGCATCGAAAAATTTCAAGTTCATGTCAACGAAGGCTGTAATAAGTTCTTTCAAGCCGGTTTCCGCAAAAAGCCTTGCAAGCATCTCAACACGTTCGTGCGCAGCCCCAAGAATCTGAGCAACCGCAAGGCTTTTAGAATGTGCCATCGAACTCTGTTGAAATTCAGCATCAAACGTTGTAACACCGGAGCGACGGCTAACCAGTGTATCTGTTACCCCCAGAATCTGCATAGTCTGCGGAGCAAGCGGGGTAACCGGGACTGGATAGATTGCCGAACTTGGATCAATATCATGAAGCGTTCTCCAAACAGCTCCCGGCTCCTTTCTATTCAGAACATCATCCAGATTGATGCGGTACGGATTAACAACGTTAATGCCATTGTTCTGGTAATAAATATTATCTAGAATACTCCGCATCAGTGCTGTTCTAAGTTTCTGAAGTTCCCCAATGACTTTGGCCATAGACATTCCGATAAGTCTGTGGGGAAGCCTAAATGTAGACAGTGCAGCAAACGGGGGGCGTCCGTACGTATTTTCAACGACATCGACAACTCTATCACCGATAACAGAAACTTTCATTGGGACTTTGACGCCGTTCCCATCATAATCATTTACATAACATTCCCATACGTACACAAAATCAGTATCGTTGGGGTCATAGAGAAAGGATGTACCACCAATGTTATCGTAACGCTGCTCTGCCAACCAATCGTTGTCCTGGAAACGGACAACCATCTCATTCAGGTCAGTTGCGGACAGCCTGAATTTTTTCATTGCAGCGTTGCGGTGCATCTTTACTCGATGCGCCACGAAATCAGATTCTTGAATAGACGTGATCGCAGAACTGTCTGTGTAGATTTCTTCAGGAAGGCACAGCTTAACTCGCGGTCTCGTGTAATAGTGCACCAGATACCCAGTAGCATCATACAATCCTGAATCAATATCCATGAGACGCTCATGAATCTCTACGTCAGGATTTTCGAGTAGCGCATCCAACTCTTCAGGAGTCAAGTCCTGCCATTCAGCAGGTTCCTTTTCGATGCCGGATTCCCACCAGAATTTTACGACGGCATAGTCTTCCAAAAGCGCCGCTTTACACCAATCGTAAAGAAGAAGGAATCCATTATTCTCTGGGCTCATTAGGTCATAGTTGACCTTTTTCGTCATGAGACTAGCACCTTCTTCATCCTCAGGACCCCGAGGAAGAATCTCAGCAATTTGTCCGCTTGAGGTAAACAACTTCATCAGAGTGGGAAGAATCCACTCCACGGTTTCAAGAACTTCTGATGTAACAAACTGCGATCTGCCTTTAACCTCGTTGCCATATTTCTCCATCTGATAGGCTTTGAGCCCATCCTCTGCAGACTCCAAAATTTCGGCAACTGATGTTTTGGCATGAGACAGTTTGTTAACAATTGTCTCAAGAAATTTTTTATTTTTCTTCGTTTGTCGAAGTGCCATTAAACAACCCCTGTATTAGCATAAGGAAGCGGTTCCAACTTTCGAGTTCTTGCAAACCGATAGTCTTTGATAATATCGTACAGGTACGCCAACATATCCAGGCCATCATCATGCCAAACAGGGAACATGTCCATTTCCTGTTTGAGACGATTAATAGCTTCTGGTTTTAGCGTACTTAGATAATGGATTTTTCCATTGTTCAGCGGCCACTGCAGTGCCTGAACAATCCGATCAACTTTGTTTCTCCCTTTGGGGGACAAGATCCGAAGTGTCCCAGCATCAATAGACAAATGACGATTATAGGCACGTAGTGCATTTGCGATATGAATCTCTGCCGTACTCTGGCCAACCTTCTCCACGCCAAGCGCCATAACAACACCATTGCGAAGATACATACGTGCAATCTCGTCAATGGCTTCTGCGTGGGTCATGGGGCGAATTTCGAGATCAAGAATATAGACGTCGCTCGCACCTGCATCATCTGCGTGTGGAGAAACACCAACCACCCCGAGTGCCCACGCATCATCTCCAGACTGGGTTGCCTGGTCGCCAGCAGGATCGACCAACATAAACTTCAAAATATCCTGCGGAAGTTCCTCAGGAGGCATCTCAATCAGTTGGTCTGCCGGCAGTGATCTATCTGTTGCGGGGGTTGGGTCACAGAGAATCTGTTGATTAAAGTGTTCACCAACCTTCAGCTCTTCCCACCGCTCCTGACTAACGAGAACAGGTTTTCCGTCTTTTGTTCCATCATCAGAACCAGGAATAATTCTTGTGTAGTACATGGGCGTACCATGTACTGTTTTCTTATCCTGGATTCTCTTCAACGGCCCAGCATGATGGTAATATGTCCCAATCACCCGTTCAATACCACCATCTGTTCCAAGATAACTTGAATACTCAAACTGAGAAAAACACTGATCCAGCTGCTCAATATTCTTTGCCAAGTCAGCTGTCTCAATATCATCATAGATTCGACGATCGAAGTGGCCGCCGGTAGGCATCCCCTCAACAAGACCAAAAGCCTCTACTGTATTCTCTTTACGGGATACACTGTTTCGTTTAACTCGAATCCCATTTTCTAATGACCACACAGGGGCTTGTGTATCGGGTTTCTCGTACAGAATATCAGGAAATGCCTGAACAAGAATCGGTTTCTCAAGGGTTTTCCGAATCCCGTCTAGGAATTTAGTGGCGGCCGGCTTCTTAAACGAAAAGATCGCAGTCGTACACTCTGGATTACGGAGAATCGCTTGGACAGTCTCCGCCATCGTAATAATCGTAGACTTAAAGTGCTCACGTGCCCAGATATCCAGCGTTTTTGTTTTTGGACCTTCCTCCACGGTACGACACATATCCACCACAAATGGGTGGTTTGCGGGAGGGATTTCCATGATGAAATAGACAATGAAAAACAAATCATTTAGGCACAGGTTACGAACTGCCGCTTCTATTGGGATTTCGCTATTTGCCACATCCCGAAAGATGGCCTCATAATTGTATTTGTATTTACAATCTTTTCTCGGCTCAAAGTCAATCATTTACTTCCTCAATGTAGCAATCAACTCCCATCCATTACGAATATCTTGATTCAGAATGCGAAAACCGGGCAGCCCGTAATTCTTACCGTGCGGATCCCACAGCGGAGATCCTTGAAGGCAATAATAAAAGGTCTTATCAGTAAAGAATCTGACATGTGTCGGATCTTGAAATGCTTGGGTAGACGGATAAATAGGAACAGCTACACACAAAACGCCATTGTGTTTGAGAACGCGGTAGCACTCCTGCATCAGTCCGACAAAGTTGTTTAGATGCTCAAGAACATGAAACGCCTGAATATACTCAACAGAACCATCAGGATACGGAAATCGTTTTTCCGTGCCAATAAGTTCAAGATCAAGCGTCAGAATCCCGTCTTTCTCAATCTTATCGATGTTAATAAACCCGTCCCGAATATCGTCCCCGCAACCAAGATTAAGTCGGAACGGACCTTTCGGGCTGGGAGCTTTGTGTCCAGGTTTCCGAGCAGCTAGTTTATTCTTATCAACAGACTTTTTTCGCGGCATATGACCCCCTAATCTATTCTTTGTTACAGTACAATATCGAGTTTGCGACTCTGTACTTTAACCGGAGATTTGCTTGCAGCTTTCGCAAGATCGTGTTGCGTCATAGATTTCTTCTGCTTAATAGTCCGAACTTTTTTATTCGTCTTGGCCGGCTTCAGAGAGCGCCGTTTCAAACTGTTGCTGAATGCTTTTGTTCTTCCCATCAGAATCTCCTTTTAGTTTCTCAAGCAATCTTCGTTCAAACTCAGCATAAAGTTGATTCACAGTTAGCTGAACAAGTCTCCCATCTTTGCGCATCTGAATAAGGGCATCCCCAATATCATCAGATTGAAATAGACTTGTTCGTAGGTTTATTTCAATAGACATTTAAACACCATTGCGAATCAGTAAAAGTTCAAAGATAGCAGCAGCACCCACACCAGTAGAATCAGTTGCTGCGCGAACTTCGATATCGGTTTTCTCCGGGAAAATTTCTGGAAAGATATACCGCAGAGACATTGTTCCACCCTGGGTATTCAAGGAAGCGACATGTTTCTTCTGAAACACTCCGCCAAATTCTCTCCGATAAACTTCAAATTCAATGATTGCGGCAAGTCGTTTTGCCGGCCAGAAATTCATGTTGTACAGGTACGCAGTATATCCCGCAGGGACTGTGTACACCGCCATGAGAGACTGGTTATTTCCTGGGGTTATCCCTGCGCGAATCTTTGTTTGATCGTCAGGAACACCACCTGTAGCAGTCACATTTTCATAACAGTAAACAATTCCTGTAAGCTCTGTTGCAGAGATATTCTTCAATCGATAAACGCGAATCAATGGTGTTTGAAGTGTGACCTGCGTCTGACCATTGAGGGTAACTGTTTGAGTAACAGGAGCCCAGTTTGCATCCAGACCGTCAACTTGAATATCAATACCAGTATCAGCAGCATTGTCACTAGACAAAGTGTCAATAGCTGCAGAAGTGGAATAAGTGTAAAGCGCGGTAGTTGCACCGAGATCTGCCCCTTCCCACACAGTTACGGGTGTTGCCAAAACGTTTCCAGTAGTCCCAAACTTATGGACAACTTCGTATCCAGCCCAGTTACCCCGAATAACATCTAGCTCAAAGTTTTTGTGCGGAGAATTAAAATTTCCGGGATAAATCCGAGAACTCATTCTACTACCTCGGCATCAACAGTTTTATATTTCTCCAAATCAACAGGAGCCAGATGTTTCGTCACATTCAAATTATGATTGATGTTTACCACCGGATCAACTCGATCCAGTACCATCTTGATTGCCTGCATCCTGGTGTTATAGTTAGGCATGATAACTTCGCCTTTCCGTTTAATCGGCTTCATTTTCAAGGCGTCTTCCAACGCCTGATGCGCCGCCTCAACGATCTCAGGACGATCAGCAACATGCTTGCGATACTCCTGTAGGTGATGCTTCTGTGTCCTGTACGCGGGTAGTTTTCCGTAAACCAGCTTAAAGGCATGCTCAGGTTCGTATCCCTTATCCAGAAGTGCGAACAATTCAAGAGTCTTTTTATTGCGAGAACCTTTAGGTTTTCCCGCTTTGCGGGAAGATTTAGTTTCTTCTTTAGTTTGCGCACGCATAGTTTTATGATCCTTTTTCAAAAGGATAGACCTCCCCCGATTAGCAATTTGTATTAGCTATCCGCGCTTTGTATTAGCGCGGTAGAAGTAGTATGTAGTAAGTATCTATCTTACTACTTCTACTAATATTATACCATATTTTTAAAGAAAAGTCAATACCTAAAACCAAAAAAATTACGTCGTGCCAAGAAAGGGTATCTTTTCCTTTTTTTCATGAACCGAATCCCCTCCCCCCGGGGCTTTATCCACAGCCTGTCCACAGGATGCCAACAGCCTATCCACAAGCTATGCACAAGCTATCAACAAGATATCCACAGGATTAAAGAGACTTGGCACGAAGAATGCAATATATGCGTGCGTATGTGTGCCCGCACATACCTGGGCATGCATGAAAGAGCCCGGAGAAGATTTTTTTGCTTGACAGGGACACAAAACCCTGATATAGGGAACCCGAACCCTAACAAATGGAGGCGATTATGATCGGACGTATCGTTGATGGTATCATTCTGGGACTGATGGGTATCGGCGTTGCTGGCCCGTTCCTGCTCTTTGCAAAGCTGATCTTCTTCTAATCCCTACAATCTATCACCAATCCTTCGTTAACCCGGCCCTAGTCGCCGGGTTTTCTTTTGCCTTTTCCCTGTCCGAATTCCCGTTCCAGATTCCTGCAACGCTAGGGTTTTTGCGTATTTGCTCTGGCACACATCTTGCATACAAACATATGATTTTCCATATATATGAATGCAAAGATATTGGCGCAACTGGCGTGCCATTTTGACAGATTTTTGTCATCGTTCACGGGCTTTAGGACCATAATTAAGCATAATTATAATTACATTTCCAGTGTAACTGCTTGATATAACTGTATTGACAGATTTTTAACAGTTTTACTTGTGCTAGTGACAGATTTCCGTCTTTTTCTGTACCAGATATTGGTTACAATTAGGTCTAATTATGCTTAATTATATGATAATTATACTACATTTGTACCATATCTGATGTTGGCACAGGGTCTGCATATAGAATAGGGCGCGCGAGGCGTTGCAGAATTCTGTAGCGCTGGGCGATGATCTTTGACATACCTGGGAATACCCAGTTGACGGCTCTTAAGGGGGCACCTTGCAGAAAGTGAGGTGCATATGAGCCTTTACTGGCGTATTGTTGAATTTGACGCGACAACGAGCCGGGATTTTTGGCTTGCGGGCCTGCCTGAGGGTCCGCAAAGAACGCCCGAAACAAACGTCCCTGTAATCGTCCGTCATGATGAGGATGAGCAGGGGACGCTTGCTCATGTAGCCTTTCGCAGTCATGCAGATTACATAAAGGCGATTAATTATTAACTCTAACCGCAAGGTGCCTCGTCAAGAGCCGTCAACAGCCTATGCTCTTTGCTATGGACGGGATCTTTATCTCTAGAAAGGATCACGACTATGGCAAAGAAGAAGATCAGCGTTAGCACTCTTATCAAGAGTTGGCTCCAGGCATGGGACAGCGTGGCTGTGAGTCTGGCCACGGTAGCCACCCGGAACGAGGCATTGTACAATGCCGGGGTTACGGACCGGGCTAAGCTCGTTGAAGCTTTGGTTTCTATCGGTCAATGGCCGGTCGATGACAAAGGCAAGCCCTTGGGTCTCCGTAAGATGCAGGAAGAAGGCGGCAAGCTAGCAGAGTTGGCGCGCCGGTCCCGCGCCTATGACCAATGGTTGCGGGACACCGGGCGGAAAGAGACTTCCAAGAAGAAGTCTACTAGTAAGCGTTCCGGCAAGGTTGTCAGTCTTTCCAAGATCGAGGAGGGGCTGACCCGATTTATCGATACTCTCCCGAAGAGAAGGCAGGCCAAAGCAGTGCGGCTTTGGCGGGAACTTCGGGAACTGATCGTCGAGGGAGCCAAATAAGGCCCCTAGAACAGCAACCCGATCCCGTCCATAATAAAGAGCATAGGTGAAAGGCCCCGGTTAACAGCCGGGGCCTTTTTGCGTTCTGAAACATTGTAATATTCATATTTTTGAATGTTACAGGTTTCTGCAACGCAGGGTATTCCCGATAATAGCTGGATCTTTTGGTGCCGTCATGGTGGCGCGCGGAATACCGCAAAAGACGTGTTCCTATAGGCAAAGCCTATTGCGTTTCAGGGAACAGTACCGGGGCGGAACAACATTGAAAGATCTGGCACTGTGGCCTGTTTTTTAAAATCCCGGGATTTGTGGTGGCAGATCCCGGGTGCCTTAAAGAGCAGGCCAGATAAAAGATCTGGTCAAATCCATGTTGCAGAATTCTGCAACAAGAGGGAGACAAAAAATGAAAAGCAAAGACCTCAGAGAAATTTTTGATCTCCGTTGTTTCTGCCATAACAGCTTCTGTGCTGATTGCACAGAGGCACACAAAAATAACTGGAGAATCCGCATTGCGAAAGAGTTTCCCTGTTGTGGGAATTGCGGGTTCTCGTATTGGAAAATAGAAAAGAAAGGAGAAAGCTAATGAAAGTGTTCCTCAAAGAACTTGTAAAAATGCATAATGCGAAACACGTGAAGAAAAAGCGGTATTTAAAAAATCTCGATATGATCCGGGTTTATGACAAGTTTCGGTGCCGGATCTGTTATGTATCTCCGATGACTATGTTCAATGATAAACTCAAGAGGTATCAACGTGTTTCGTAAAATGATTTGCCAGATTCAAAAGGTGTCGCTGCGACAGAAAATGTTCCTGATTCTGTCGCTTGAGGAAGAAACTCAAACTTGGTAGGAGAAAAATCATGACGAAAAAGAATCAGCAGCCTGTGTGTCTTCGCAGAATCCGTCCTCGTGGGTGGGTTTGCGAAAAAGGGGTCCAGATCGCCAGTGGAGATCAGCACTATATCGGGTATGTTTACGATGGTCCCGTCGTGTGTGATTGCTGGAACCAGAAACCGGAAAGGAGACGTGAAAATGACTGCTAAGAAATTGACCTGTAATCTGAAAAACCCGATGGTGTGTAAGCGTGGTGTGAAGTTGCCCGGCGCTCCTTATATCAGGCCGGGAAGTCGGATCACGGCGATTCGACAGAACCAGTTTGTGGCTTATGTCACCATCGTCCCGGCTAAAAAGAAGAACCGTGGATTCGGAAAGCCATTTACGTTGAAACTCGCTGTGTAACGTTGCAGATTTCTGCAACACAAGCCCGGAGGCGTTTGTTTCCGGGCTTTTCTTTTGTCTCATGTCTTCGTTTATTCTGATTACGAGAGAACCCCACGGTCTGCAGATTATAACAAGAGGTGGTGGGGTTTGTTTGGACAAAAATCAAGAGAAGCAACTAAAACAATTTTTGAGAAAGGAGAAAAACAAAATGAAAACGTTTGAAATTGAAACGACTTTTGGAAAATTCCAGCAAGAAGCAGATAATTTCAAAATTATTGGTGATTCCTTCCTCGCATTTCTCAAAAACGGCGACGTGTGCGCATTGTATAACTTACAACATATTTTGGTAATTTCTGATGGGAGTGTTAACACATGCTGTGGGAATGGGAGGTGTAAATGCGCGCATTAATTCTGTGGTTCTTTCGCTGGTTGATTTATTGGATTGATTTACTAGGAAACATCGCTCAGATTGTTTCTCTAGGTTACTACTTTCCAATGTGGCCCGTTAGATACCGTCATTGGTACGTAGACACGGTTGTTCTTAATAAGAAAAGGAGTAGAAACAATGCCTAAAAAGTCACTTGTAGATCGTCTGCTGTATTTTGGAGATGTTGAGAACATTAAAAACCACCCAGTTCCAAAATTCTCTCTTGTCAAAACACAAGATGGGGACGTTGCAGAATTTGGGTGTATGTCTTTGGAGCAGTTTTCAGTAGCATACGGGGCTGATTCGCCTCCAGGATGGGTGTCTGCTCCAAACGATACCAGATACCTCGTTGGCGTGGTATACAAAAATGAATCAGAGTTTTTTATTTCAGAAACACTTGGGAAAACTCGTTTAAGGCATATTGCAAAAACCTTTAAACACAAATATCGGAACACCTACTACTGGATGGAATATGATGGAGAACCGAAAAACTACTACCCCGCAATGATCACCCAACGGATGCTTTGGGCATATCCGTGGTGGGTGCTCCTGTTTATCAGATTCTATAAGTTTGGGATCCCGTGGGAACGGGCACTGCTGCTTGCACAGCAATATGGAGATGATGAATGGTACGCTCATGGTACTGATGGGGGATATTTTCCCTTCCGGTTTTGGTTTTCACACACATCACAATCCGTGCACTCACCAAAAGATCTGTCACAATGTATTAAAGAAATGTATGATGTTGCGCTTGATAGCTATACATATTATATGGAAGATACTGCACGCGAATTTGCACAAAAAATCACATTGCCACCTTGGGATGAGCACATTTTAAAACAAATGTACTATAATGACTGGCAGGGTGCGTATCGTGGCGTAAAAATTAATGCAGAGACTATTTCTGAAGATTTCGTTATGAAGTTCTACGAATATCTGTTCGAGAGTTACTAACGTTGCAGAAATCTGCAACAGAAAGGTTGTATAATATGGATAAGATTCCTGTAACTATTGTTTTAGTGGGATGCCATTCTGAAACATTTATTAATCTTGAAGTAAACGAAGGTGGACTTTCTTTGTTAGAAGAAATCGCTGAAAAAAGCAAAGGGGAAAGTAAGTGTGATTGTATGCCTCTCGTAGAAATCTATCAGAATAACGGTGAACAGACTTCCAAGGACGTCTTTTTGGGGGGGTATCGTAAAGGAGTAATTCAATGCGAATGTTTGTTTATGGTACGTTGAAAAAAGGTTTTGGTCTAAATCGGATTCTTTCCGACAGTACGTATATTGGACATGCATCTGTGAAAGGATACTCTCTTAGGGATGCTGGTCCTTATCCTGTCGTATTCCACGGAGATAAAAACGACGTGGTACATGGAGAGGTTTACGAAGTAGATAAGGATACCTATAACATAGTCGCTTCTATAGAGGAAGGGGCTGGCTACTGGCTGGAAGAAACGAAAACCACAGATGGTGAACCTGTTTCTCTGTGGGTGTCTGATGATAAGGTTTACGGAGATCTACCTGTTGTTGAAGGAGGTTGTTGGTAATGTCAGTAAAAAGTGAGATTAAAAACAAACAAAGTAATATCGTTGCCTTATATCCCCGTTTGAAAAAATTTAAATATCCTTCTACAAATCACATAATTATTGTTCTCTTTTATAGGAGAAAGTCTGGAACTGTTGTCTACTCTACGCGTCCACACACATCTGTTGGACATAATAGTAATTCGTGGGACGAGAGTCGTTTTGAAGACTTTACTGGCGAGATAACTCTTTCAAACGTCTAGGAGAATGTAACAAATCATGTGTATCATCATTGTTCCAGATATTGGCATTAAAGTACCTGAAGAACATCTTGAAAATTCTTATTTGCATAACAAGGACGGATTCGGGCTGATGTGGCATGCAGACGAAGGTCCAGTCCGAACATTCAAAACGCTTGATTTTGAAGAGTTTAAAAAGAAATACGATGAGGTGTTTAAGGAGTTCCCAAAATCAAGAATCATTCTGCATTTGCGAAACACAACTGCTGGGGAAACAAATATAAAAAATTGTCACCCGTTTGTCATTAATAACGGGGAGTATGCCCTAATGCACAACGGGACTATTACATCACTTACAAAGTTTGGGGATGAAGAGTCGGACTCATCGAAACTCGCAAAACTAATTGACGAACTTCCGGAGGATTGGTTTGAAAACCAGAGTATCCACTTCCTCCTCGAAAACCTGATTGACTTTTCCCGTGTCGCGATTCTGGCCAGAGATGGTCGGGCGCTACTGCTAAACTCACACAAATGGGAGAAACATGGGGGAATTGAATACTCATCTGATTACTGGAGGGGAACAGTAAAACAGTTCCGGAATCCATATGGATACTGGAGCGGCTACGAGTGGGAGAAAAATTCTCATGCCTATTCTAGAGGGAAGGAACGAAAGGCACACAAACCCCCGAAAAAGTACCGAAAACAATACGCTGTTTGGTGGGACAACCTCATCAATTTTTACGCTATTGCGATTGGAACAGCTACGTTTGTTTGGGTTCATTATTTCAATGAGTGGAGAAAATATGATTTCAAAGCAGACTGGTATACATCAGAAACTCTTGAGGATTTCCTAAAAAAGAAAGAAACAACAATGTATACCTGTGAAGATTGCGGAGGAACAACACAGTACAAAGCATACGATAACACAAGTGGCTATGTAGGGGCTATTTGTAAGCAGTGTGCCGACGAATATTCTAAAGTTGGCTGGGCACTGAAACTTGTTAACACTTGACGTTGCAGAAATCTGCAACAAGGTAGGTACGAAAATGAACGGGATTATGAAAGACGAGAATAAAAAAGACATTTTTAATTTTTATAAAAGATTTGCTGCGGAATCTGGGCTTGAAATAGAGCAAGAGGCTGAGGATAAGTTTATTATTCGTTTTAATGGAAAGCCAATTATCTATGTAGCAAACTGGGATTCAATTTTTCCTTTTATCTCTGGATTTCAAAAGGGACGTGAACATGAACCTGGGATGTGACCCTGAGATTTTCGTATCTCAAAAAGGTAAGATTGTTTCCTTCGCTGACTTCTTTCCCATACCCAAACGTATGGCAGTATCTCGAGGAGATGTCACATTCCACTGTGATAACGTCGCAGTAGAATTCGGCATCCAGCCAGCAAAAACAGTAAAAGCGTTTAGGAAAATGATCAAAGATGCCATTGAAGTTGTAGAGGAATTTATTTCCCCAAAAAACCTTTCCTTATGTAAGGAAAAAGACACCCATCAGTTCAATAAAGAGGATCTGAAGCATCCACTTTCTCAAAGAGCTGGGTGCGCACTTGATTTTGATGCGTGGTTAAACGGGAAACCAAACCCCAAACCGTGTTTGGAGGAAACCACACTACGGTGTGTTGGTGGGCATATTCACATTGGAGATATTAAAATTACTGATATGCCTCGCTTTGTGCGATGTCTGGATCTCTTCGTTGGAATTCCCCTTCTTGCACACGAGAAGAAGTCGGAGCGTCGCAAATTGTACGGCAAAGCCGGCGCGTTCCGTACTAAGATCTACGGGGTTGAGTATCGAACACCATCGAACAATTGGGTGTTTGATGAGAATTTGCAGGAAATCATCTTTGAGCAGGTGCAGGCAGCGGTCAATGACTACAAAACGCTGAACATTTCCGAAGAAGTCCGTGATATCATCAATACTGGTGATATTGAAAGAGCCAAATCTGTTAGCAAAACTTTGTGGGGGATCTGATGACACCAGAAACGCGACTTTATTTTCTTTACCGGAAATTGGATTTGTCGTTTCGTGCCACAAGGCGTCTTAGTTCCCGTGGTATTTGTGATAGATGTGGTGAGGAGCGCTACACAAGACAGATTAATAATGAGTATGTCTGTGCAAGATGTGTTTCAGCTAAGGTTTGTTGGGCTTGTGGGGTTGAACATCTTAACGTAGAGTCTGATGAACTTTGCCCCGCATGTCATTCCGTTGTACGAGCACTATGCTGCAGACACTGTTCACAGAGAATAAATGTTGTTGACTTTGTTGATTCTGAATATACGAATCATGAGCGGATTATTTGCAAGAACTGTCTTGAGAATACCCCAAAATGTGAATGTTGTGGGAATTCTCTACTAGATAATTATCGTGAGATAATTACGATTGACTTTGATAACAAAAGAAAAATTTGTAATTTGTGTTATAGAAGCAATCAGTTTGATGACTATTTGTTGTTTACATGCACCCATTGCGGAAATTATCACTTTATCACACATGAGCTTGGAAGCAGTTATCATCAGATCGTTTCCTATATAACTAAATGCTCAATTTGTAGTTCTGAAAAACCGGCTATTCCAGAGGTAGAACTTTGTGAAATTTGTGGTAAGATTCCAGCAGCAAAAGACGTCTATTATTGGAGTAAAACAAAGCCAGTAACCATCTGTAGCAGATGTTTATACACAGGTTCGTGGCAAACTGGCAGCTGCAAATCATGTGAAAAAGAGTGTCTATTTGTTGGACGAAAGGGACACCACGACTACTTCGTTAACAATTATTGCAGTGAATGTCTGCCACTTCCAGTCTTTCCCTGGAACTTCCACAAAAACTACGAGATAGACGACACACATCATCTACTTTATGGTGTTGAATTAGAGTTTGATTTTGCGAGGCTTAATGCTCGTGAGCATGCTGACGCTTTGAGAAATGCGTATCTTCATAGAGATGATATTTTTGCGATTCATGATGGTAGTTTGTACAATGGTTTTGAAATTGTATTTGACCCAAAGCCATTCCACAAATGCCTAGAAACTACCTTTGTGCCCCCCGTTCTAACTATTTACGGAGAAAATAACTACGAGACCGCCGGCACCCACATCCATATGAGTTTGGCAGCATTTACAAAAGGACATTTGTACAAATTCTTGAAATTTCTTCAGCTTTGTCAGCGACAGCGAAATAGAAATTTGTTTGGCCGGGGAACTCGGTTTGTGGGAAGCCGCCGTGGAAATAGATATTGCTCGGCATTTGAAGAACGAATTATTGACAAAGCAAAGTATAAAACATCTCACGAATCTAGATATGTGTGGGCTCACATTGGGAATAAAACTGTCGAAATAAGGTTGTTCAGTGCGACACAAAACAACGATGAGCTGCTCACACGTATTCAATTTTTGGATGCGGCTTATCATTGGACACAACGAATGAATCTAAAAGTTTCTGAGTACACTTTTAAAGACTTTTTGAATTATTTGAAACACCACCGTACCAAAAAATACAACCTTCTCAAAAAAGCATGGGAGCTGTAATGAAAATTAAAAGGTATTCTATTGCGCAAATTACCAGAGTTCGAGGAAAGCTTAAGATCTATACATGGTCTAAAAAAGCACCTACTGGGGGCTGGTTTGAATGGGATTACCCCCAAAAATTTTACATAAATCTCTCTGCAAACGCCGTCTATTTTCTAGACAACCATAAGACCGAAGCTATCCACGCACTTATTGCGGGTATTGAAGGCGACGTAAAGAAAGAGATCGAGCGGGGAAAGGAATTATTGAAAGATCTCCAAACGCTCAAAGGAGTTTTTGATGCAACTTGTTGTCGTTCGTAATCGTAAATCTCGCACCGCCCGTCGTATTAAAAACAAATTGGAAGAAATGACAGGAGAATGTGTTGCTCTTAGGTGGACTAATCGATATAATGAACAGCCGTATAAAAATAAATTTGTTGTTAACTTTGGATGTTCAAATTTACAAATCGAAGAAGATACAAATTATATCTGCAACGGACCTGTCAGAGTAGGTGTTGCGAAGGACAAATTGCGGACATTTACTGAGCTGACAATCGATCAACTTCCTATTATCGAAGTGACAACTCTTCCCACAATAGCAGAAAACTGGAAACAAAGTGGAAGAGTTGTTTTCTCACGAATGACGGCGACTGGACATTCTGGTCAGGGGATTGTTCTAAATGAAGTTATCCCCGGAGCTGAATTTTACAGTGTGGCACCTAAAGAAGATTATACAGAATATCGTGCACTTATTTTCGATGATGAGATCATTGGACTAGCACAAAAAAGAAAACTATCAAAGGAACGACTGTCACAGGAAGGCCTTACTGAAGCACACCCGTACATACGTACGAGGAAAAACGGGTGGGTGTTCGCCCGGAATAATGTGGATATGCCGGAGCAAAGCCATCTTAAAACCGCTATTCGTGCTCTTGAGACTATCAGTCTTGAGTTTGGTGCTGTAGACTTCCTTGTTACCGCGTCTGGAGAAATGAAAATAATCGAAATTAATAGTGCACCGGGTATGGAAGGATCATTTCTTGAAAACTTTTGCAAAGCTGTCATTAAACACAGAGAGGAGTTGTTGTAATGCTAAGATGTAAAGCGTGTGATGCCCCTATAGATTTTTCTCTTGATGATGAACTGTGTGCTGAATGTCTTTTTGAGGTTGCCTCATATCTTCGTGCCGATAATCTTGAAGATTCTTCTCTCGTGAAAGCAATTGATAATCTTATTCGTATTGACCCGGAGGAATGGGATGAGGAAGCAGATGATTCTGCCTGAAAAGTACCGATTTAACGAGCCCGTCGGTACAAAAAAACGATTCACACATTCTGAATGTGGAGATCATCGAAATTCTCTTGTCGTTTTGCGGGTGAACAATGGCTTTGTGTTTCACTGCCATCATTGCCAGAAGTTCTCTGGCAGACATCGATGGACCGATCTGGGGCCAAGTCAAATTATAGAGCAGTGGAACGGGCTGACACATCAGCCAGTGGCGGATGACAAGGGGAAGCAACAAGAAATTATTACAAAACTGCCACCAGATGTTACAAAAGATCTTCCAACAAAAGCTATTAATTGGCTTAGTCAATATCAGATTACGCCACAGGAAATATCAGAATACGACATTTGGTGGAGTGAGGCGTTAAACAGACTTATCTTTCCAATTAAAAATAAAACAAAAACGAAACTACTTGCGTATCAGGGAAGATGGGTAGATGATCTTGACAAATCGACAATTAAGTGGTATACTGTATATGAAGGTGTTGGTCGGGCTCCCTATTTTAGGGTTTTTCGTGGAAGTAATAAATTGGTTGTTGTTGAAGATATTGTCTCAGCAATCAAAACTGGTAGATTTGTTGATTCTCTCGCATTGCTTGGCTCACACATGCCCGATAATTTTTACTTGATTGCGAGGAAATACCAGTGTACCTATATTTGGTTGGATGCGAATAAATATAAGGAGGCGATGAAGTTTGCGAACAAGCTTCGGGGAATGGGTGTGCGTACAGTGGTTCTGTACACCGATGAAGATCCAAAAGCTGTCTCTGGAATGTGTATACAGAAATTGCTTCATTGTTAGGGGTTTTATGAAGTACGAATTGGTAGAGTTTGATAATGGGAAATATGGTGTTCGAAGACGGTCAGTATTCTTGGGAACCCAGTATGCTGATTTCGCACTGGTTGGAGAATGGCACAGTAGAAAAAGTAAGCATTTCCCAGACTGCCAAGTATCACAAGAATACATAGCGAGAAGTCTTTTTCGTCGTCTAGTACAAAAACCCCCTAAAGTTAAGAGAGTACTAAACCCTTGACAAAATAGAATAGGTACTATATAATACTAATATCTAATATATAAGAATATTAGATATAATATAATTATATAGGAGTATATTATATGATAGAACTTATTATTCTAAAACTATTTCTAAGAAAGAGGGAAACGTTTGAAAAATACGTTTCCCTTGTAGAAAATTCTGCTCTTGAAACTACGCATAAAATCATTCTGCGTACAATAAAAAACTACTACGCAACATTTCCAGATCATACATACATCGCGCAAGATGAGTTCAAATCTTTCTTTGCAATTGAGTTTCCACCATATGCGAAGAAAGAAGAGTACCAAGATCTTATTGATGTAATCTACGCGCAAGAAGTTTCTAACGACGTTGCGCTGGAGTATATTAAAAAACTAGTGCGCAAGACTTGTGCTGCAGAAATCTGCAACAAACTAATTCCTATTATTTCAGAGGAAACTGACAATCTTGATTTCGGAGATTTAGAAGAGACAATAAAAAAATATCAGGATCAGTTGAAAGAGCAAGAAGAGCCGGATAGTATTATTTTTGATAAGAGTCTAGAAGCTGCTCTTGCGCAGCGTGCAGAAGACGGGCTTTCATGGAGACTTTCTCTTCTACAGGAAGCACTCGGCCCTTTGCCTGGTGGCAGTCATGGACACGTCTTCGCAAGACCAGAGACAGGGAAGACGTCGTTTCTTCATTCGGAACTTACAAATTTTGCTGAGCAGTTAGCAGGTGACGCTTGCATTCTCTGGTTTAATAATGAAGAAGCACCGAATAAAATTCTAATCAGGCAACATTGCGCGATGCTTGGTAAGCCAGAAGAAGAGATTCTTGCAGACGTGCGAGCTACCAATGAGGAGTTTCTTGAACGTGGCGGTTCTCGTATTCACCTTATTACAAAAGACATTTTGACACTAGATGAAATTGAAAAGTTGTGCGTGGAGTATCGTCCTCGGGTCGTCGCAATTGATCAGGGAGATAAGATTTCATTTCGTGGTGAGGGTAGAGCAGGGAATGGTGCGGATAGGTTGAAGATGCTCTACGATAAGATTAGGGCTATGATTATCCGTATGAACGAACAATGGAAGATTGATTGTATTACTGTTGGACAGGCTGATGCTGCTGCTGAAGGGAAGCGGTGGCTTTATCAGTCGAATCTTGATTCCGGTAAAACGGGTAAGCCCGGGGCATTTGATTATATTATTGGCATCGGAAAGGAGCATGGAGATTCCGAAAACAGGTACATCAATATTTGTAAGAATAAACAAAAGGCGGTCCCACCTGAAAAACTGAGAGGTGTTGTGGTTCTTGATAGGTATTCTGGGAGGTATATTGGATAGTGAATATCGCAGTTGACTTTGAGACCACAAAAGACCCTAAACACCTTCCATATATTCCCGATTCACAGGCAGTGTGCGCTGCTGTGGTAACTGATACTGGGCACTCTGATACTTTTGTCTTTTATCACAAAGATAGCTACAAATCTTTTCGAGAGGAGTTGTATCGATTCGAGGAAGTCCTAAAAAAAGCGGATCGGATTATTGCACACAATCTCAAGTTTGATTATATGTGGTTACATCATCTTGGGATTGACATTGATAATAAACTTCTGTTTTGTACGCAGACTGCAGAATATGTGATCCGACACCATCAGCGCCTTGATGGATTGTCCCTCAATGCGCTCGCTGAGCAATACGGATTGGGGCAGAAAGATGACCGTGTTGCAGAATTCTGGAACAAAGGTATTGATACTCCAGATATTCCTTTGGATATTCTGCTTGAGTATGTCGTCAAAGACACGGTGCTCTGCCTCGAAATTTTCAAACGCCAAGTAAAAAGTATCAAAGAACAGCAACTTGAAACTCCTATCTCGCTTGACATGGCTGTTATTCCTGCTATCGCTGCAATGGAATATAATGGAATGGCTCTTGATTTGGAGACTTTGTGCTCTTATAAAGATGAGTATAGTAGGACTCTAGAAGAAATTGACAAAGAGCTTTCCGAACTGCTTGGTATTGAAAATCCAGGGTCTGCACAGCAGCTTTCTTGCGGATTGTTCGGCGGCACCTACAAGGTTGATGGAGTTGAAGAGTATACTCGCACACTAAAAAGCGGGGAGGTGAAAACCTATACGCGAAAGTGTAAAGTAGACAAGCTTGTCAAAGGAATTGGCTTTGATCCTAAAAGATTAGGGATTAGTGAAACTAAACATGCGGGGATTTACGAAACAAATGTGCAGGCACTCTCTCTGCTAAAGCCAAAGACAAAGGTGCAGAAGCGTGTTGTTGAATTGCTGTATGAGCGTAGTAGAATGAGTCAGCTTCTATCTATGTATTTCATTGGATTGTACGAACGTCAGATTGATGGGGTAATTCATCCAACTATCAATAACACTGTAACTGCGACATCTCGGTTTAGTTCGTCGAATCCGAATGGTCAGAACATCCCAAGAGGAAATACAGGTCCAGTAAAAAAGTGTTTTGTGACTCGATTTGCAGAGGCGCGCAATACATGCCTGCAGTAGTTCGGGAAATAATTTGTAGTGGGGAGACAAACTAGATGGCGTTCGAGTTTTGCCAGCCCTGTAAGCCGAACACAAAAAAGAAATGTGCTCGATGCCCAAGGTGCAAAGCTCCTCCAGAGACAACGGTAGATGGGTATTTGACCGAGTTTGAGCGAATAGGGTTTATGGGCAAAGTATACTGGGCAGCAACCGATGAAGATGAGGAGCATTTTTGAAAGGGGTTTGGAGTGCTGTACGGACAAGCAGAAAGAAAATATTGTATCTTTAAAAAAGACAATTGTATGACAGATGCATGCATGTTTTGGGAAGAAGAGGAATATCAAATCTGTCCTAAGACACAGCAACCAAGTTTTTACTGTGGTTGTGGATGCACACATGACGATGCTGTGATCGTGAATGGTGGTAGTTGCCTCATTCGTGAGTATCTTTTGAATGAACTTCGGAAGGGATGATGGTTATGGGTGCACTAACAGAACAACTGGAGAAAGCCTTGGATGTTGCATGTACTTTCCTTGCAGCCGAGGGTACTTGTCCGCCAGAACCATATATTTGTTGTGATGATGATTCGTGGAACGAAAATCATTCCTGTAAAGACTGTTGGAAATTTTATTTCAACGAGTGTTTCCTAAAAGATGATTCTTGATGTTGACCTTGCGCAAATAGAATGGCGTGTTGCTGCTGCGTTATCCCAAGATCAGATCATGATCAAGGAATTGTGGGATGGTGTAGATCAGCATACAGCAACGTGTGTCAACTTGATGGAATTGCCACTCAATGACGCTAACAGATCAAACGCCAAGATTTTCAACTTTCGCGCAATTTATTGTGATCCTGCGACTGGCTGGTACGGTTATTATATGGACCCCAAGATGCCCAACTTTTCGCAGGAAAAATGGAAAAATATTCTTACAGGATTTTTCCAAAAATACTCTGGGCTTTCTGCGGCACATCAAGAATGGATTCGCGAAGTTCGTAGAACGGGACTTTATCGGGGGCCTACCGGTAGAATTTGGGAATTTAAGAAACTACCACAAAAAGGGGGCTATCTAGACTACTCAGAAAGGCAGATACGAAATTATCCAGTACAGGGAACCGCATGTGATTTGGCAAAACTGGCCCTAATTTTTATCAGGAAGGAGTTAAAAGGAATCTCCGAAAAAATTTACTTGACAAATGTTGTGCATGATAGTATAATAATAGATGTAGAGGAGAAGCACGTTGAAAAAGTTGCGCGTATTTGTTTAAAGTATTTCAGAGAATTGCCTGAGTTAGCAAAGAAATATTTTAATTGGGAGATGAATGTCCCCATTGACGGAGATGCTGAAGCTGGGTTATCGTGGGGAGACGTTGAGAAACTCAAAATTTAATAGGATGATAGATGGATGATAAAAGAGAGTTGATTAAAGCAATTCTTTCATCCCATGACATTAAGATGAATATTTCTGGGTGTGGGTGTTGCGGTAGCCCGACAGTTAGTTTTTCATACCGTGGTGATGTCATTGTACAAAACGCAGATGACTTTAATCTTCAGATGTTTTCAGAAGATGTTCCAAAGAATCAAACGCAAAGCCACCCCATTGAAGTAGTGGAGGAATTCATCCGCACGTTTTACGAAGATACTCCAACAGATGAGTTGGAGAAATGTCTTCGCACGTGGGAAACTTTTGACGATGCTTCCCTAAGATTCACCACAAAAGAGGGGCCGGTACTGTGGTATTCTCGTGAAGTAGCAATTAAGGCACTAAAACGTATAATCGGAGAACGAGCATAAATAATAAGGAGGATGTATGTACGAAATTGTTAGTATTAGTAATGGTCGTCGCGGTAAGTACAAAGGTTTGGAAATTGTTCTGAAAGAACTTAATTCTCGAAACACTGAAACACATTTTCTGTTTGACCGTGGTGAAGCCATCATGTCATTCAAGACTGCTGGATTGCAGGAGGGGGACTGGGCAGACATTCGGTTTGAACAGCGGGGCAGGTTTAACAATCCCGTTGAGTTTATGAAGGTGTCTCCTCCTAATGGGCAGGAGCGCACTCGATACCAACCGCAAAACGAAACTATGAAGGATGACCATCCTGATAAAGTAGCGAGAATCAATCGCTCGGTTGCACTGAAAGCTGGGATGGACGGCGCACATGCCCTAATGGGTGCCGGGGTTGTCTCTATTAAAAAGAATGATCCTACTAGTTATGTAGCATTGGTATTGGATCTTGCCCGTGAATTTGATGCTTACCTGACTGCTGGCGGTGTGTCTGTAACCGGTGAGGATGACCTGGAGCAAGAATCTTTCAATGAACATTACGAATAAGTATGGGTTGCCTGAGCCAGTATATAATGTGCTGGCTCAGCACCTCTATAATCCAGGGGATTCTGAGTTTTCTGTTACAACACTCCTCAAACCGCCTCGGATGGTGCAACTTGAACGACGATATCAAGATCAATTGGAAACCGACGTTGTTGATCTTATTTGGAGTGTGCTTGGTTCTGGCGTTCATACTCTCCTTGAGGGAGGAGCCGACAATTCTGCTCTTGTTGAACAGCGTTTATACCTTGATGTAGATGGTGTAAAAGTTGGTGGGCAAGTTGACCATTATCACAAAGAGATGCTGACAGATTATAAGGTCACATCGGCGTGGACCCTAGTCTATGGCAGTCGCGTTGAAGAGTGGGAGTCACAGGCTAATTTGTACGCAACCCTTCTTCGTGCAAATGGCTACCCAGTAAGCAAACTTCAAATATGCGCAATACTTAGAGACTTTAGCGAGCAGAAAGCAAAAGAGAGTTCAGACTATCCGAAGGCACCTGTCCAAATGATACCGTTGAAATTGTGGGCCGGAAGTGACGCAATGTCTTTTCTCAAAGATCGTGTTCGGTTGCACAAAGAGGCAGAACAGCTTCCTGATAACGCGCTGCCCCCGTGTCTCGCAGAAGAGATGTGGGAATCTCCTACGACATTCGCCGTAAAGAAAGAGGGTAGGAAACGAGCAATAGCTATTCACGAAACTGAGTCTGGCGCATATGCTCATCTAAAGAATCTTAGGAGATCGGCTAAGAAGGGAGAGAAGTTTTTTGTAGAACGCCGGCCCGGTACGAGGAAACGTTGTTCTGACTACTGCCCTGTTGCAGATTTCTGCAACCAGTGGAAGGAGTTTTGCAGTGACTAGGGAAGAACTCCAAGAAAAATACCCAAAGATATTTGGGAATACTGCGATCTGTGTTGGGGATGGGTGGCTACCTCTTATCGAATCTCTTGCACACTTTCTTCAGTGGCATCATGATAAGAATGGCTACCCACAAACAGTTGCTCTTCAAATTAAAGAGAAGTTTGGACAGCTCTGCTTTTACTTCTCTACAGAAGAGAACACTACGGGTAATCCCTTTAAAAGGGACACTAGTTTTGTAGAAGGGGCAGTCTGGTTTGCGGAGCATTTTTCCACGAAGATTTGTGAAGAATGCGGGAAACCTGGCAAGCAACGAGAAGGTGGCTGGGTAAAATGCCTCTGTAACGAGTGTGCAAAGGAGCATGGTTATTATGCTGAATCGTCTGTATAATTGCAAGAATCCATATCAAGGAGACGTTCGAAAGGTTCTCTGTGTATGTTCAGCAGGACTTCTCCGTAGTCCTACAATGGCAGTGGTACTTCAAGAAAAGTACGGCTATAACACAAGGGCTGCTGGTACTGATGAAGATCACGCACTCATTCCAGTTGATAAAGTACTTGTACACTGGGCTGACGAAATTGTGTGTGCAGAAGAACGCCATGCAAATCAACTCGTGAAAATGTTTGGGCCGTTGGCAGAGAGCAAACTTGTGGTACTCAGACTTCCAGATATGTTTGGGTATATGGATGAGACACTTCAAAGAATGATTCTAAAACAATATGAAGACACGAAGCAGGAAATCAAAAGGTCGAAGACTTCAAGTAAAAGTAGCTAAAGACATTGCGGAGGTCATTGATGCAGTTTATGGAAAAGATCAAGATGTTTCTTCTCGTGGTATGGGCCAAAGTGGGACAGATGTGGTACTCTCTCGTGAAGCGCTTGAAAGATTTCCTTTCTCGGTTGAGTGCAAAAATCAAGAGACTTGGCGACTAAAGGAATGGATTGCACAGGCAAAACAGAACACACTTCCTGGAACATCGTGGCTGCTTGTCGTTAAATCCAATCGGCAGTCTCCGATTGTTATAATGGAATGGTCCGTGTTTTTAGACTTGGTTAGGAAAGGTTATCGAAGTGAAATTGATAATTGCAGGTAGTAGATCTATAGAGGATATGAGTATTCTCCTTGCTGCTGCAGGCAACATCATTGAGTGGCCAATTACAGAAGTTGTTTCTGGTGGCGCAAAGGGTGTCGATAGGTTAGGTGAGCTATGGGCACAAAAACGAAATATCCCAATTACTAGATTTCCTGCTGAATGGAATAAGTATGGTAAGAGAGCGGGGTATATTAGAAATAAGGAGATGGCCCTGTATGCGGATGCTCTCCTAGCTATTTGGGATGGAGAGTCTAAAGGCACTAAACACATGATTGATTCAGCCCTTGAGCAGGGGCTTTGGGTTTGTGTTTATAGAGTAGGTAAGTATGCCAGTTGATTTCAGAGAAATTGCAAAAGAGCTTTTAGATAATTATAGACAATCAATCCTCTCATCTGGAGACAAGCTAAATTTAGAAGAAGAAATTGCAACAAGCCTACAACGTGCATACTTTGATGGGCAGTGCGCGGGTATGCGGGTCGTGGCTACGCATAAATGCACGGATCATCCACACTATAAAGGAAAGAGGAAACCGAGGGTGAATTGTCTACAATGTAATTTCATATATAGGATGAATCATGAAAACACTCGTAATTGATATTGAAACATCCCCGAATCTCGCATATGTATGGGGACTTTGGAAGCAGAATATCCCGTTGGTCCGGTTACAAGAAGCTGGCCAAGTCCTCTGTTGGTCCGCAAAGTGGGTGGGCTCTGATGATGTGATGTTTGATTCAATCTATCACAATGGTAAAGAGGAGATGCTCCACAATGTTTGGCTTCTTCTAAATGAGTGTGATGCAGTTATTCACTACAACGGCACATTGTTTGATATTCCAACACTTAATAGTGAGTTTGTTCTTGCCGGCTTTCCTCCTCCCGCACCTTTTAAACAAATTGATCTTTACCATACGGTAAAGCGTCGGTTTAGATTTCCCAGTTCTAAACTGGAATATGTGGCTGATAAGCTAGGGTGCGGTGAGAAAGAAAAGAAAGATGTTGATTTTCAATTGTGGAGAGATTGCATCCAAGGAAACGTAAAAGCATGGAGAACTATGGAGAAGTACAACAAAAAAGATGTGCTTCTCACAGAGGCAGTGTATCATAAACTGCTTCCTTGGATTACAAATCATCCGAATGTTGCTTTGTATGCGGATGACGAGGATAATCTTTCTAGTAATCCTCTTTGTCCAAAGTGCGGAGAGGATGCGTTGGTTAAGAGCGGTACTCGCAAGACGGCTGTCTCCGTTTACCAACGGTATGTTTGTAAAAAGTGCGGTTCGTGGTCTCGGGGGAGACATAATCTGGTTGACAGGGAGAAGATTGTCCATGGGAATGTGTGTGATTGAGCAGGACCCCCACGGCAAAAACCCCCACGAATCTGGGGCGAAACTTGATGCAGGAAAACCTAAGCCAGATCTTATACTTCGTAGTATGGCAAAAGCACTTAGCGCTGTGATTGATGTTGCAACATACGGTGCCAATAAGTATACTGACGACGGGTGGGAAGATGTCCCCGACGGAATTCGTCGGTATACAAATGCGATGTTCCGGCATTATCTTGCGGAAGCGTGTGGAGAGGGGCGCGATCCTGATAGTCAACTTCTTCATGCTGCACATACTGCGTGGAATGCTCTCGCAAGACTTGAACTGATTATTCGAGATTATGAAAATGCCTTTTCGGAAGGAGGTAACATCGATGCTTCATTTGAACGAGTATCAGACTTTTGCTCGTGACACTGCAATTTATAAACATTGGCTCTACCCGTACCTTGAATTGTGTGGAGAGGCTGGCGAAGTCGCGGAAAAAGTAAAGAAAATTCTCCGGGACAAAGACGGTAAAATAAATACGAATGATCGCGAGAAAATCGCATATGAACTCGGCGACGTTTTGTGGGCACTGTCCAATGCGGCGTACGATATTGGATATTCGCTTCAGGAAATTGCTGAGATGAATCTCGAAAAACTCGCTGATAGAAAGCGGCGAAATGTAATTAGAGGGGATGGAGATGTAAGATGAATCTGTACGAGAAATTGATTGATATTTGGAAAGACCGATATTCTCCACCTGAATTTGTGGAGCATATTGGTATTGATATTGAAGAGTTGGTACAAGAACTTTATCCGTGGTTGCTGGATAATGCAGACCAGTTTGCAGATGAAATTGAAGAAACATTTGTGTTGGAGGAGAATTGAATGATTCGTACTATTCGCGGTGAGCAGGAAGGGACATTTATTTGTCCGTTTTGTGAAATTCTGATTGAAGACGAGGAACTCAAGGATCTTGAATTGTCTGATGATGATGTGGTTGTTTGTGACAAATGTGGGGATGTTCTGATGCAAATGTTTGAGGATGAGTAAGTTGGGGGTTGGAGTTGAGTAAGTTTCAATTTAGAACGACATTCGCAGAAAATGTATTCCGTCTTAAATATGCGCAAGGGCCAGAGGATACCTGGCCCATTCTTGCCCGTAGACTTGTCGAAGATGTCTGCGGCACACGTTGGGGTACGTTGCCACCACTCATGAGCAAGGATGATCAAGACCAACTGGTTCAGTATATTATCCAAATGAAATTTATTCCTGGTGGACGGTATCTCTACTATGCCGGACGCGACGCAAAGTTTTATAATAACTGCTTCGCGCTAAAGGCCGAGGAAGATACTCGAGAAGAGTGGGGCAATCTTTGTAAACGTGCCTCTGATTGCCTGATGTCTGGAGGTGGTATCGGTGTTGATTACTCAATTCTTCGGGAAAGTGGCCGCGTTCTTAAACGAACTGGCGGGGTGGCTTCTGGTCCCATCCCTCTTATGTGCAGCATCAATGAAATTGGGCGCAATGTACGTCAAGGGGGTTCACGCCGTTCTGCAATTTTTGCTTCCTTGAATTGGCAGCATGGGGACATTTGGGACTTTATAAAAATCAAGGATTGGTCCCTAGAAATTAAAAAACTAAAGGAGCAGGATTTTAATTTTCCCGCTCCTTTGGATATGACAAATATTAGTATCAACTGGGATACTGAATTTGTTGAATGCTGCCTGTATGAACACGAGCTTCCAGAACTCTGGTTTGAGTCTGTTAGAAAAATGTGTGAAACAGGAGAACCTGGACACTGTTACAATTTCTTTGAGAATGAATATGAGACTTGCCGGAATGCGTAAATGTATGCGCCTTCGCTGAGTAATCAGCGTCGAATAACCGAACGAAAAACGGGGAAAGGTCACTGACCCAATCCCGTGCCAACCCGTTATGGGAGGTGTAGAGACTATGACTAAGCGTGAATTGACGAAATATGTAAGTGCCTTTGTGATGGGAGATGGTGGAGTTTATTACTCCGGAAAGCACTGTCGTTTCGTGTGTAACCAACTTGCGAAACACGAAGACTATATTGGGTGGCGAGCGGATATTCTCTCAAACCTTACACATGTTCGTGTCTATGAGACCAATGATCATCGAGAGAATAGGCAACCAGTTTTGTGTACGTTAACACGAACACATCCAATGTATACGCGAGTGCGTAACAGACTATATGTCGGCAATTATAAGTCTGTAGATCCCCATTACCTAAAACTTCTTGATTGGGAGATGCTCGCTATTCTGTTTATGGACGATGGTTCGTGTAATGTAGACAGACGTTGTAACGCCACCCCCGCAGCGAAACTCAATTTAAAACGGCTTTCGTATGGAGATCAACTCTTACTAAAGAAGGCACTTAGAGATAAGCTGGACCTTGAGTGGAATATTCATAGGCACTACCACAGATGGTTTCTCACACTACGGGCTAAGGATTACGAGAAATTTAAACGTGGTGTTCAGCCTTTCGTCAAACCGAGCTTCGTATATAAGCTGCCTTAGTCGTGTGTTCGGCCCCTGAAAAGGGTGGTGAGATAGTCCGATACCCGTGGTGACACGGGGCCTGTTCAGAAATGACAGGACATATGAACGTTTGGTACGGAATTTACTTCTGAGGACGATAGTGACGTTTGCAATCTTGGTTCTATCAATGTGGCTAATATTTCCACAATTGATGAGCTCAGAGACGTGGTACATCTCGCTGCTAAGTTTCTTGTGTGTGGCACTCTGCGTGGAGACCTCCCCTACGAGAAAGTTCGGGTGGTACGAGAGCGCAACAGGAAGATCGGCCTCGGCCTCATGGGACTCCACGAATGGTTGCTTCAGCGTGGTTATGGATACGAAGTCGTACCAGAGCTTCATGAATGGCTTAGAGTTTACGCCGAAGAGTCTGAAGCAGCGGCAAATGAGCATTGTGACCGATTCTACATCAATCGCCCACGCAAATACAGAGCTGTTGCGCCTGCGGGTACAATCGGAATCCTTGCGTCAACGACTACAGGAATTGAGCCAATCTATACAGTCGCCTACAAGCGAAGATTCCTTGACGGAAACAGATGGAAATATCAATTCGTAATCGACCCGACTGCAGAGCGTATTATTAAAGAACACGGACTCTCTCCGGATAGCATTGAGACAGCGATGTCTCTTGCAGCAACTCCTGAAAAGCGCATCGCATTTCAGGCAGACATTCAGCAGTATGTAGATATGGGGATTAGTTCAACAATCAATCTCCCAGAGTGGGGTACGGAGGAGAATAATGAAGACACAGCTAAGCAATTGGCTTATACGCTTGCAAACTATTGCGAAAGACTCCGTGGTATTACTGTATATCCTAATGGTGCTCGAGGTGGGCAGCCTCTTGTTGCTGTTCCTTATGATGAGGCCGTAAAAAAACAGAATGCTGTTTATGAAGAGTCCGCAGAAAATGTTTGCAAAGGGGGTGTCTGCGGGATTTAAAGTTGCGATTGTTGCGCTGGCCCTTTGTCTTTCTGGTTGCTTAGAAGTAGGCATTGGGCCAGCCTACGTAGCTAATATCCCGAAGACACACCTAACTGGACACGAACAATTCCACATTAGCGTCGGTAATAGAACCCAGTTGACAGAAAATATTGTGCTCCAAACTGAATGGAACCACTTCTCTAATGGGGCACAGCTAGGTATCGGAAGATACCCTAATTACGGACTTGATTTTTTTAGTACTAGAGTAATCTACATCATCAAATAAGGAGGCGATATGTCTAAAGATTTTATGCAGGAAGTGTATACTGTTAAAAAGATTTCCACTGGGAAACACAGTACTGTATTCCGGTTGTCCGCAACTCTTACGGTCGATGACGTGAAAGTTTCGTCTTCTCGGTATCTTTACATTTCTAACGATAGTCTCGATGCTTTTGAACACTATGAAAAAATCGAACGATCTCTTTTGATGCAGGAACTTTATCCCAAACTACAAGAAGAGTTCGTAAAAAAAGCTGGCGAGGTTCCCAATGAATAAGCGTACAAAGCCGATTGCGCAGATCATTATTCATGCATCCTATAGTCCGACCCATTTAGACATTGGGGCAGATACAATTCGTCAATGGCACCTCGAACGGGGGTTTGATGACATCGGATATCACTATGTTATTCGGAGAGATGGGACGGTAGAGAAAGGACGTCCGCTGGAATATATCGGTGCACATTGTCTTGGACAAAATAGTGACAGTATTGGTATATGTCTTGTGGGCGGTTGGGAAGAGAAGTTTGACTACACGCAGTTTCAAATGCGCGCTCTTGATGATTTGGTCAGCTCTCTCCTAGATACCTACGGCACGATCAAAAAAATTGCGGGGCACAATGAGTACACCCGCAAGAAAGCTTGTCCATGCTTTAATGTTGCTGAGTTTTATAAATATGATAATATGGGATTGAGCGGGGCGAAATAGCCCCGCTTTTCTTTTACGCGAACTCCCCGATAAGTTCAGGCGGTGTCCATGTCCCGATGACGTTACCGGCCTCATCGACTACATCGACTGGTGTCCGAGGATAGACGCGATCGTAGATGGCACGGGCAGTCCGGTTAGCGTTGATCGCAGCAATCAGGTCACCGCCGGCAGGCACTTTGGCGAGGATTTGCAGCGTGGTCAGGCTCTCGATCAGAGCTAGATCAGCGTCGTTGACCCGGACGACTGCAAGGGTTTCATTGCCATTACGGACCGTCGGGGTTTTGGTGATGCTAAAACCGACCGGCTGATCGTTTTCGTCTTTGATGATGCGGTCAGGAGCAACCCGAGCCACTTCGTTCATGAGAGCCGTCGTATCAGGGCAATAAGTAATAAGGTCTGTGTAATTCATCATGCCACCTTCATTTCTTCATCGGTGAGAGCCACGTCGTAGATGCGGAGGTTGCGAAGTAGACAACTTCCTATGGAAGTACCTCCAAAAACCTGCCTGTTTAGCCCAATTAACCCAGATGACGCATTTTGTGTCGCTGGTTTACTATACGATCCTGTAGCTTTCAATACGTTATCTAGGTACAACTTCACATTAGTGCCGTCAGAAACAAAACCTGTTGCTGTAACAGCATTAGAGACTACACCGGTGTAAAGTGCGGTAGTTGTGAAGTAATATTTCGAATTTCCCGAACCGTCGTCCCACTCACTTGCAAAGACGTTTGAAACACTGTCGGCCCGTATATCAATACGAGTGCCTTTTGAATTAGGATCTCTTTCGACATCATATAGAACAGTATATGAACCATCCACAATATTAAAAGGGAGGGAGATACTGAAATCATCAGCCGCTCTCGTCACAGCCGCCGTGGTAGTTGGGATATAGGATGAGGCGAAGGGGAGTTCTTCGAGTTGAGCGCCCCACACTTCAATCTCATCTAGGCCGACAGAACCGCTTCGGAATACCCACACACTGTTATTGTTCGTTGTCCCTGCATTATACGTAGTTGTTATATAAAATCGCTGCCAAGATGTTGTTAACGACGCAGTGATATCTTTCGATGTTGAGTCTGCTTCTCCCGCGTCTCCGATCCGTATCGTAATTGTGCCCGATCCAGATACTCGCCGAATCCACATAGAAAAGGTAAACGTTCTATTATCCCACGTACTCGCAGTGGGAATTTGATAAATGTATGGAACGTTTGCACCGTCAGGGAATGTGATTTTATCAGCGGTTGCTGTGCCATCTGGAGCCGTTCCTGTGTTTGCTGTTACAGTTGCGCCTGCGCCCTTTGTCCAAGAAGTTGTGTCAAACGCAGCGCTCTGCAACAGCAAGTTCGTACTACTCCCCTCAACCAACAACCCAACCCCACCATCTGCCATGCGCTCAAACCTTGGGGTATCAATAGCCGCCGTCTTGAGCAAACCATCGAGCGGGTCAATGTAGGTAGCCGTCGAGGCTCGGGTGAACGACGCTGTGCCGCTATACTTCGCCCCTGCCGCTGCTTGGGTGCCGGTAATTTCCTCAGCGTGCTTGAGCGGCAGGTGGACGAGGGGGTTCATAATACGACCGATGTCAACGGTGTTGGGGATAGCCCCGATCTGTGTTGTTGTTACCCCGTGGGGGTTGTTAGTGTTGTTGCGATGGGCCGTGTTCTGTGAAATATCTCCGTGATTATACGCTGCTTCATGGGCTGTAACTTCGCTTGTACCAGCCGGGGACGGCCACCCAATAATAGTTGTAATCAGGCCAAGTGTAACATTCCCAACAACATACGTTGTCGGCACATTACTTGTGAGAGTTGTTTTGATCATATCGTTTGATCCTCCAACACCGCAATTGTAAAAGTCTGTGTACTAATTGTCTCAGAACCAGTGTTATATTCGATGTCAGAATAAATCGTACCCACTGGCCATCCTTGGGTAGACGTCGGGAGAGCTGTATCTATGCGAAACAGTCCGTTAGCAGCATCGGTGATTGTAATCGTAAATGTTTCTACAGCAGTTCCATCAGATGTCCTTGCTTGACATCTAATTATCCATCCAGTAATATCTTTGGGAGCCCCGTCTTCTGTAACAGATGCAACAAGCGAAAAAGTATCTCCACGTTTTACTTGAATCATTTACCAACTCCCTTTTTGTAGTTGATAAGTTGTCTCACACCAAAAGCTGCAGCAATAGCGACAAGAAGAGCATACTGGTACCACTCGGGTGTGTGTTTCAACGCATCAAAACCTTGTGCGACATATTCAGAAAGTCCGGGAATAAAGCACAAGATTGCGGGAATAGACAATACAATTGTCCAATACTCATCCTTCCAAGAAGACTGTGCATTCTTTGCTTGCTGCTTGTCCCACTCGATCTCAGCTTGTTGGGCAGTTTTAGCCTGTTCAATGACAGCCTCCGCTTTCATACGAGTGATTTCTACTTTTGTTTCTGCTTCCAGTTGCTTTCTTTTTGCCCATCCACTGATGAGTGTTCCCCCAAGACCGAGCACTTCTTTAATAACTGTGAACCATCCCATATTAGCCACCTACAAATGAATATACAAGAACTACCACGTTAAGCACCGCGCCGATAATAATTACCAGCGCACCAACTCCAGCCCATTTATCCTTAAACGTTTTCAGTTCCCTCAGGGTTGGCAGTGTGTAATCAGCATTCGTATTTTCAAGTTGATTAACTCTACTAGATAATTGTGCAATCTGTTCTTGCTTTTCAATAAGCCTGTCAAGTTTTTCTTCCATACGCAATTGGCATTTCTCAAGCCGAGCAAGCTGTGGTCCTTTATCGCAGTATTCGTGCTCGTGCATTACTCTTTCTCCTCATGAATTCTGGGAACACTCTGGCGAACGATAGCTCCTCTCGTCAACATATCCTCGGTACTAGAGAGGAACTTGCGAAGAATCGGATTCTTGGTAATATGCAGTCCGCGAGCACGACGGTTGATCGCCCGTGCAAGTATTCCTGCTCCTGCGTTGTTTGCAGCTCTGGCAAGAGCAATTGCTGTGGGAACCCCGAGAGAGCTGCGGTACGCATACTCAATCATACCGGGTAGCATGACCTCTACTGGAATAGGATTCTGCTGCATCTTACTCATTGCAGCGTTTGTAATTTGTCTTTCGATTGCACTCGCAGTTCGATATGCCTCATTAAGCGTAGGACGAACAGCTGGTCTAGCCAATCCTGCAGGTATATCCTTAGATTGGACTGGAACGCGGAGTTCTGGTACTTGTGCAGCAATCGCATCTGCAAGTTGTGCTCCCTTAACAGCGGACGCTCTTGCACGATCACCATGAACAGGGTCGGCTTCTGAAGCCTCTTTGCGGAAGAAACCTTCAATTCTTTTGTTGAATAGTTTTTTGTATTCTTGTAAGGCGTTTACGGACACCTTTTCAGGAAGAACTACTTTTGTTTTTTCCCTTTGCCCAGAAAGCTCAACAAGCCACCGGTCAAATCTGGGAACCATCTCATCGCGAATTACATCAGCAACTTCGAGGGCACCCCTTTTTGCAGCGTCATCCGCACTCTTCAAAAGTTCCTCCTTAAATGCGCGGGTGTCTACATTTTTTCCTTCTGTCGTTGCTCTGTCAATAGCTTCGCCAATACGGCGACCAAACTCTGCTTTTGCCCGTCGTGCAGCCTTGCGCGCACCAGGACCAGCAAGAGGAAGATCAAGAGAAAATGCATTCTCAACAATCTGCGAAGCGTATTCAGGATTTAACTTTCCACCGCGCGCAAGAGCTTTTGCACCAAGCTTTCTAGCAATCGGCATTCCAAGTTTTCCAAAGGGCACCCCAAGAGTTCTTGGAATATTGCCAACGATGTTCATAGTCGGGGCGGCCATAGATGCGACATCGAGGGCAACGCTCCTATTAGGATCTACAAGAGCTTCTTTTAGTGGACCAGTGTCTCCCTGAAATAAGGAAAGATATGGATCTGCAAACTGATGAAACGCTCCCCGCAAATCAGTTTCTGGGGATGGCTCTACACCAGCGATCTTATTCACAAGAGCTTGTAGTCCCCCAACACCAATTGCAGGAACAGCTGCAATCATATCAAGTACGCCCTTGGGAATAGGAAGCATTCCAGCAGGACCACTTCCATCAGGAAGCTGCGGGGCATCTGTGTTGGCAACCGCATTCCACACAGAGCCGGCAATATTCCCAACAGCTTCGGGAAACATCTTTGTTCCCTGCCACACAGCTTCGCCAAGGGAAGGCTCTTCTTTTTTCGGCAGATATTTAGCTAATTTAGGTACTTGTTTCAGAGCGTCAGGATTCTGGGCTACGACACGCTGAACCACGTCCTCAAGAGACAGTCCTTCGGGACCGTCAATTTGGAGTTCCGTTCCGTCATCAAGTTCAAGAACGTATGTGAAAGTGTTTTCTGCCATAATCCCTCACTATTTAATTTTGAAACGAACTACTTTTTTATTTTGTTTCTGTTTGTCAGGGTTGCTCTGAGATGCCGTAACATCATATGCCTCTTTGTATGACATCCCCTTGTCCATTAACTTTTTCATTTTACGTGCACGAGCCCTCTCTTCTTCCGACAGTGGAGAACGTCCAGGAGAGGAGATCCTAGCTGCGTCGTCCAGCTGCATATATAACTCGTCAAGGAGGTCTTCTCCAATAAGCTCTCTACTAGTATACCGATTATCTTTAGCAGCATTTTTAACTGTGGTATTATACTGATCCGTCACCCACTCCATGATAGACGTGAGGTTCGCGAGGAAGTTGCCTTCTTGGTTTTCAAGTTGCGGTAGAATGCTGTTCAACCATGCAATCTCCCCCTCATTGATTGCTTTACCAGAAATACCATAAATAATAGAGACAAGTTGCGAGACCATGTTTCTAAAACGTGTAAAGCGGGGAGTATCCATAAACTTTTCTTTCAGCTTTCCAACACGACCTTGGAGAAAGCCGACGAAATCTTTATCCCCAAGAAACGGCAAAAGCCTTTTCCCAATATTCATAACACTATAGAGACTATCCAGTTTCTGGCGAGTAGTGCTATCAAGAGCCTCCTGTTTCATTGGGATCATTCCAGGAAGCTTTCTCCTAGAAATCGTTGCCCTTTTTGGATCGTAGAAGATGCCCTCCCCGGTTTCGGGATCTCGTCCGAGATCTTTTATCTTATCTTCTGTGAGAATATTTGCGAGACGTTGCCCATAGGTGTCAAGAGGCGCAACACCTGTAGTTTGATCCTTCTCAAGGAACGTTTTAAAAAGTTCTTCCGCGCCTTCCCTAGGAATTTCAGAGGATGTGAGTCCCGTCTGATCAGCAACGTATGCCTCAAAAGCTGCCCTAACTTTTGCGGGCATCTGGGCAGTCATATCAGAGATAGGGTCTGTAGGAGCCGTCAGTTTTCCGAGGGCGCTTCCTAAGCTGCGCAGCTGATTCGCGTATTCCAGATTTCCCGGAGCATTAGTTGCCATAATCTGAGCAATTAGTTGCGACAGTTTGTCAGGAGAATACCCCCCAGAAAACGCAGAGCGAGTCATCTGCGAGAACTGTTGCAAAGCAGCTCTTCGACGCTTTTCTTGCTCCATCGTATCGAGCGTCTGGAGCAGACCAAGCATTGTGCTGAGATCTCGAATACCGTTTGCCATATATTACTCCCTTAGCTCACAGCTTCTTTTGCGCGCTGGTAAATAAGATCCATGATTGCATCAATTCTAGGATCTCGCTGATTTGAGAAAATATCAGTGACAGCGTTCCCAAGAAGAGCACGATTCTGGTTGTAAACACCAGCATTAGCCATATTTATATCAGATTGAATTTTCCCGAGATTTATTGCGGTGTTGATTCCAGTTTGTCCGAGTGCATTCCCATATCTGAACAGGTTTCCAAGTGCGTTCATCTTTTCCCGATATCTATCATACGCAACTTGGTTAGCTTGATCAGCGAGGAATTTTGTCATATAAGAACTTCTGGCAGC